GACAGGCTTCTGGCCGGCGAATAGCGGGACCGCGACGCAGTTGCAATAATCGTGCGGATGGAAATCATGCATGCTCGGGGAGAACGGCCCCTTGGCAGCATTCTGCATGCAGAACGCGCAGGCATCAGGTTCTGTTATACGCTCCCATCCTGTTGCCTGCGGGTCCATGGCCGTCATCTGCATGACCGTATTACGGCCTCCCATTAGCGCAAAACGCGCTCCGGCACCGGACATCGAGTTACGGGCAATCAGGGAAGCATCGCCCGGCTCACGTTGTTGCTTCCTGAGCTGATGGTAGAAGGCACCGTTAGCAACTGCATCTGAAACCCCATCGAGCCTGGACACATCGGCAACTGCGTGCGGGACCGTGATAGCCCCACGCCCCTGGACGGCAGAGGTAGCTCTGTAGAACTTGGCAGCGCTAGCTGCCGACGCCCTGTAGTGATGAAGAATGATACGGCGCAGGAGCGGGTAGGCATCCGGCCAGCTTTCTGAGAAGGGATCAGGATTAATGTTGTTGTCCCAGACGTTGCGGATAACCTGAACTGCCTGATGACCTAGTGCAGACTGCTCGGCCTGGTAGCGCTCGCGGAGAGCGAGCGCCCGGTCGAAGGTGCCATTGTATGCGTACCGGGACGCGATCCTAGCGGCGTCCATCCCTGGGCGGGTATCCCGTCCTAGCTGCGGAGGTAGAGCGCGAGAAATCGCGCTACGGCGGGCTATCATGCGCGTGCCGGACCCTGAGTTGGACGCCCGGTGTTGGTGATCGGACGTGTACCGGAATTGCGGTTAGCGGGCGTGCCGTCGGGCGAGTTGGTACCACCGCGTGTGCCAGGCGCTGAGCCACCTCCGCCTCCAGGTGTACTACCATCCGGAGCTAGCGCCTGCTGCGTGAGAACCGGCGCGATCGGGACGCCAGCTTGTTGCATCTGGATAGATGTCTTGACGGCCTCGTTGGCTGCGGCTTCGGCCTCTTCCTCTTGCTTGGCCTTGACCCAGGAGATGACCTCATCTGCGCTAGCACCAGGAACCCATTTCCAGAGTTCCTCGACTGGTATGCCAAGCATGGTCGCGGCCTTGCCCAGAGCGTCGATCGTGGCGCTGAACGCCCGAGCGGAGGTATCACGCCAGACAATTTGCCACTCGGTATTGTTCCAGCCTTCCTTGTCGCCCGATGCTAGCGAGCAGAGCCGGATGACGTTGACCCACGGGTCATCGAGGATCGCCTTCAGCTCATCGATCTTGCGGTCGAGCCCATCACGTGCAGCCGCTAGGGCCTCCGCGCTGAGGTTGGCTACCTGACCGAGCAGGTGATACGGCGGCAGCTGTGTAATGGTGGACATGTGCCGTATGCCGGCCTCGCGTGAGTCCAGGTATTGCTGCAGATTGGCTTCGCTGAACTCACCGAACTTTGTAGTTGGGTCTTCAGCGGCCCATACGCGATCGACACCAGGGCGGAATGGGGCGGTCTCCCGGCCCTGTACATCGACGGGTGCCATACCAGTCACCCAGCGCTGCCGGAACGCCTGATACTGCGCGGCCATCATCTCATTGAACGTTGTGAAATTGATCTGATCCTGAAGCGGAATGACCGGCTCGATCTCACCTGAACAGTCAAGCTCGCCGTCGAGATCGACTTCATAGAGGAACCGCACAACCGGGCAAACTCCAAGACTATGGTACGCGACCGGGGCCTGGCCGGCTAGGTTCGGGTCATCCTGCTCTGCTAGCTGTAGGTCTATCTGGCTATCGCGCAGGGTGACGCCTGGACTGCTAACCATGGAATAGCGCGCCTGCTCATCGTACAGGGAGACAAGAAGCTGTTGCTTATTCGGGTCGTTGGCATTGTTGACCACGCGGACTTCGAGCGCTACCTGCGGCCATTCGTCATCGACATCATCCGCGTAGAGCGCAGTCATGCGGCGCGGGCTAACTGGCCTGATGACCGGAACACTAGTGCCCTGTAGCTCGTCATTCGTGGCCATCTGGCCCGGTAGCACTAGGGCGTAGGCGGCGCCATACTGGATGACCGCCCGGTGAATACCGTGCTGACGCGATATCATCCTGTTAGCCTTGAACGCCGACCACGCTGGCTCAGGGTTACTTGCACTGACGGTTTCAACTGACTCGATGGTCGTCTGCCCGGACGGCTTGACACCGTCGACATGCAAGTTCTGTGAAATAGCCGATACCACGAGCGGCAAGAAGTTACGCTTGGACTTCTTCATGATCCAGCGATACTCAGAGTTGACCCCGCGCGGGGCATAGGGCGGCTCGTGCTTGCCGGCCATGTAGTCGCTGATCTTCTTGAGCCGAAGCTGCTCTATTGTCCTCATTCGCAGAATCTGGCTTGTTATCTGCGGTACGCTATCCTGGTCAATGATCATCAGCTGAAGCTCCATACTCTTGCACCGCCGCCAGGAAATGCCTTCTTGGCCTCCTGCTCCTGACGCTCTTCACGTTTCTTGCTGCCAAGCACGAGACGGCGCGCATGACGGGCCATGATCATAGCGACGCAGCCGTCAATCTTGTTGGGCGACCGCGGTGCTTCTTTGCTAATGCTGATGCCCCAGCGGTTCGGCGCTCTGCGCGAATTGACTACATGCCGGGCCATGAAGCTATCGCCATCATGAGCAAAGCCAGGAGGGTTACTCTCGATCTCGCTCAGGACCATCTCGGCTGCCTGGGTGAACTCGCCAACGTGCGACCGCATATCCCAGGCTATGGGCTGGGGATCACGGCCTCCGGGGACCGCCCACGTATCGAGGTTGTCATCTTCCAGGAAGAGGCGGCGCCAGCTAATCTTCGTGTGCTCTTCCCACTCGTTGACATCGGCAAAGAAGGCGCGGACACGCCAGCGCTTCCTGGCCAGGGCTACCGCCGAGTCAACCTCTTCAACAGGAATGGGCCGCGTACCGTTCTCAGTTTCCCAGATGCCCAAGCTAAATGTAAATCCTGTCTCAATGTGGCAGCCTATGAGCGCGGTAGCATCGTTGATGCGGCTTCCGTCGAAGCCCATCGTGATCTCGTCGTCGTCATCTATCTGGAACAACGGGTCCGCTAGGCGGGCCCATAGCTGCTGAGTCGTCCATGCATTCTGCGCAGCCGTCGGCCAGTTGAGGTAATACCTCTTGGAAACATCAAGCGCTATCTTCGGCGATAGTATCCGGTTGTCGACAATATCAGGCACGTCGATCCAGAAGCAATCCCCGTAAGCCTCAGTTACCCCGCGCTCGATGCTGACAGGGTCTTCAAAGTCAATATCAAGAGGCGCCATCCTGGAGTCATAGAGAATCCGGCCCTTGCCCTTGAGACGGCCCTCTTCCTGCGCAATCCAGGTATCGAATGTGGTCTCTGCGACAGACTCTTGCCCAGGCTGCCAGGCATTACTGGTCTCTATCATCCGGTTGCCGCTCTTGCCGACGTTCCGGTCGATCACCTCGAACAACTTGATACCGCCGTTATTGGGCAAGAAGCTCTCTGTCTGGTCCAGCACCGCGAATGTAACGAGCGCGCCCTCTTCAGTGGTCGGGCTACTTGTGATAATCATGAGCTGCCCGCCGCCCGGTATGTGAAATACCGTCTTGCCCGTTTCAACCTCATAATCGTCACGTATCCGCGAGTGCCTAGGCAGGAGAGCCTGGACCATACGCATAGTGTTGATATTGGCCTGGTCATGACTTGTCGCAGCAATCTGAACAAGCGGCATGCTGACTTTCTTGCCTACTGCTCCGCCGAGGACTCGCTTGTCGAACCTGTCCAACCGAACGGGAGCAAGTAGCTCGATGAGACTTGAAACCGCTGCAAAGGGGGATTTACCTGCACCTTTGGGGTAACGGCGCACACCGTGATAATAGAGCCACCTGCCGTCGTCACGGACAGCGTACCAGAGCAGCTCCCATCGGACTTGACTCTCAATGAATGCCCAGCGATTACCAGCGTTCTCTCCGTCGGGCTGCTTGAGGTACTTGGTAGCCCAGTGGATGGCTTCCCAGCCGAGAGTCGCATACGTGCCATGTTCAAGTTCCAGTCGTCCGTCCTTGAGCACATGGAATTCAGGGAGTGTAACAACTCTGTCAATTGGGGCCGGTAGCATAATATCACCCTAGGCTTGATATGCCCGACCCTAGTCGAGGTATCTGCGTATATCTCAAATCCCGAGTCTTCTGCCCTGATGCAGAATGTGAAGTCCTCGCCTAGCTGCATACCGGCCATGATCGAATACTCAAACCAAGTCGCGGCTGGCTCTGGACGGCGCTTCTCCATCTCAAGGTAGACATCCCGGTGGACCAGCAGGCTTCCGCCTCCGGTAGCGTCGATCTTGACGAGTGACTCAGGTTCCCACTCTGATATGCACTGGAACATCCCGATACCTGCGGCTGTGTCCGCTATGCGCTCGTACATCATTGGATGAGGCGGCCTACCGTCGCAATAGACCAGTCCGGTTATGATTCTCCGCGTGGGGGTCGTCTTGCCTATGAGCCGGGAGACAACGTTGGGGGC